GTTATGACCTATTCCTATGTTATACATATCTGCGGCACTGGCAGGATTTGTAGCGTATAAAGCATTAGCTCCTATTGCTATATTCCTACTACCTAAAATACTTGTTGTTAATGCGTCATGCCCTATTGCAACATTATATTGTGCGGTAGTTAAAGCATCTCCAGACCTCATCCCTACAAGAGTATTGCTGTCACCCGTAGTAATCGCAGTACCTGCTTCATCACCTACAACCACATTATAATTACCACCGCTTGCAATGCTGTTACCTGCGTTGACACCTGCGCGGAAGTTACTTGTTCCTGCGGTATTTGTAACAAGGTCTGCGCCTGTGCCTATTTGGACATTATCATTACCGCCATCAACAAACAGAGCGTCCGTCACACCATTTGTTTCAACGCGGAAGTCTACGTCTACTGAATCTTCATTAAAAATTGTTGCTGACGGGGTAACATCTATCCTATTTCTTAAAGTACCAGCTACCATAGAGCTAAGACGTATGACTCCGTCTTCTGTACCATCAGAAGCATCATCTATAAATCCAGCTAAACTACCGTAAATAACATCTTGAGAGTTATCGTTTCTGCCCTCATATTGTATGTCTCCTAGAGCATCATTATTAGCGGCTGAACCAGAGTTTCTATATAGTCTTAAATTAGGGCCGACATTAGCATCTGCGTCTGTAGAGATAAGTGAAAGCGTGTCTAGGTTATCTGCTGTGGTAAATGTTGCCGCCCCTGCTACGGCGAGAGTTGTTGCGGGATCATTAGTACCAACCCCAAACCGATCATTTCCAGCATCAACATACAGCATGTTGGCATTGCCAGTAGACTCCACCCGCAAGTCCATATCCGCGCCTGACTGGTTGAAAACGATAGATCCATCAAAAGCTGCATGTTCCACATTTCCTGCAACAATTCTTATATCATTTGCACCCGCAAATTTTAGATGAGTATCAGTATCTCCAGTATGAGTTAATTTTTCTGGAATAAAGACTTCACCAGCAACAGTCAGCGTACTAGCCATATCCACAGCGCCGTCAATATCTACAACATCAAGATTAGTTGTGCCGTCTACGTCTAGGTCGCCATTGAAATCTACATTACCTGCGACAGCAAGCGTTGTAGCCATATCAACTGCGCCATCAATGTCAACAATGTCTAGGTTTGAGGTGCCGTCTACATCTATGTCGCCACTGATATCTAACGAAGCCCCTGTTAAAACACCCGCAACAGCCAGCGTACTAGCCATATCAACTGCGCCATCAATGTCAACGACATCAAGGTTAGTTGTTCCGTCTACGTCTAGGTCGCCATTAAAATCTACATTACCTGCAACAGCTAAAGTTGTAGCCATATCCACGGCACCATCAATGTCTACAACGTCAAGATTAGTTGTTCCGTCTACATCTATGTCTCCTGATATATCTAACGAAGCTCCTGTCAGAACTCCTGCAACCACCAAAGTGCTTGCCATATCCACAGCGCCGTCAATGTCAACGACATCAAGGTTGGTTGTTCCATCAACATCTAGATCACCGTTAAAGTCTACATTGCCTGCAACAGCTAAGGTTGTAGCCAGGTCAACAGCGCCATCAATATCTACCACGTCAAGATTAGTCGTTCCGTCAACGTCTAAGTCACCATTGAAATCTACGTTACCTGCAACAGCAAGCGTTGTAGCCATATCTACAGCACCATCAATGTCAACAATGTCTAGGTTTGCAGTGCCATCAACATCTATGTTGCCGCTAATGTCCAGACTAGCCGCGATGATCTCACCGCTGGCGTTAATTGCACCATTGATATCTATTGTGGTTGCAGCAAGCTGTATCTCGCTGTCAGCTACGATATCAAGCTGTCCGTCAGCACTAGAGTTTATATAGATTGCAGCATCTCTGAACTGAACCTTATCGTCAGTCGATACAGAGATATCTGTACCCGCAGTAGTGTTACTAAGTGCTAATACTTCGCCGAATGTATCAACAGTATCTTGCTGTGCGTCTACATAGGCTTTAATGCTTTGCTGGGATGCAAGGGCTGTAGCACTATTACTTGACATATCGTCTTGGTCTAAAATATCCGTAACTGTAACTGAACCAGTACCAGACAAGCCATCAAACTCTACTATGCCATCTACGTCAATGTTTCCACCAATAGTAAGGTTTCCAGTAGCTGTGAGGCTGTCGATGTATGCGTTCTTGAAACGCAAAGCATTTGTACCAAGGTCTACATCGCTGTCGGTTACTGGATATACTACACCGTCTTCAATGCGTACTTGCTCAACAGCGCTGCCGCCTACTTGTACATAGACGCTCCAACGGTTATTAGTGCTATCAACAACTATCTTGTTTAAGAAGTCTTGGTCGCCAATAATTTCAATGTTGCCACCTTCTGCTGCTCCACCGTCGTGTTGGTGTCCTGTCGTGCCTGTAGAGGCATAGGAAAATGCAGTAACTAATTGGTTATATTCTGCGTTAAAAAGTGCTGCTGTGATTGTATCGCCATCGGTAAGCGTACTTTGTCTAGTGTAACTTGTTCCTGCCATTCGGTTATCTCCTACCTGATGGGACGTAATTTATGTAGATGCCATTAATCGCGTAAGGCGGCTTTTGATCTGAACTTTTAATTTGGAAATTACAAACAGTGCCGCTACCTTGAACAGCTTGACGAAGCATTGGGTCAGAACTTGCACCTAATACAGATGTTCCAAAAGAACCTTGACCAAAGAGTGAAGGTGTTGGGATGTTATCTAAAACATACTCTGGCGGCTGTGGTATTGTTGTATCTTCGTAATCGTATCTCATTCTTAATACTGGGGAAACTTCGCCTTCAGGAGTTACAGAAAGCTTAACATAGTGCATAGTCTTTCGTGTTCCTACGTCGCCGAAGTCGTAGTGTGGTGTTTGATACTGTGCCGTAATGTCTAGAAGGTTTCCACCAAAAGAAAAACTATTTCCTACGTTATGGTTATAAACATAGCCTTGGTTGTCGCCGTGATAAAGTTTTTCAACGCCTGTAGCCGCAAAGCCAGAAGCAAAGCCAGTTGCTTGTACGCCAATCGTTTCGGCCCACTCAAAGCCATTAGCGGTCAGTGTTCCTATAATACCTTTAGCCGCCGCAGTAGAGCCTCCATCTGTGTTGTAAAACAATCTGTATTGTGACTTACTTCTTAGGACTGAACTTGTAATATTAAATGAGTTGATAGAGTTTGCTATAGCTGAAATAATAGATTGTATTTGACGGCTAACTGATCCTAATTCAACGTCACCAATTCTTGATGTACCCGCAACAGAACGTATACCGTCTGGGCTAAGGAATACTAAGTCACCGCCAATTTCTTGGATACTGTGTGAACTCAAGCAGCCTACGTTTTGTGTAATAGGTACAATAGCAATGTTGTTAGCATCATTAATATTAATAAGCTTGTGTATGCTATTTCTACAAAAGATAATAAGATCGCTACGGAAACTTTTAATACCAACCACCTGGTCTGGTAGTAGTATGCTACCTGCTCCAGAACCTGAAAAGCTACTAGGGTCTAGAAGCGAACTATAAAAAACTGTGTTTTTAGCAGTAGGCGCTCCTGCAACAACTAAGTGTTGATCATGAATAGCGCATACTGTTGGGGCTGTTGCGCCACTTACTGTGACTTCTTCTGCAAAGAATGTACGAGTAGTTAAGCCACCTGTTCCTGTCATGCTAAATAAGAAAGGCTTATTAACTCCGTCAGTAATAATGATCTGTCCGTAGTCTGTGTTGCCTTCAAAGATTGTAAAAGATGTTTGCGCCTGTGAAGTTCTTGCGTCCATGCTACGGCCTGTAAAGGCTGTGTGGTTATCTCCACCGCTTGCAACACTAGCTCTGTTAAGTTGTAACCAGGCATCCTCTCCATCAGGGCTAAAAAAGATTCCATCGCCTGAACAAGCTATAAGTCCGTCAGCATATACTGAAAGACCTAGTATTTCGTTAGAACTATTAGGACGAGTGTCGCCAAAGGCCGCGTAGCCATTTATACGGCGATAGCCACCGTCTGCATCAACTTCAAAGTTTATAAGCTTTGTAGCTAATCCTGGCTGTGAGAGCATCTCAAGTTGGTTTAGGTTTGTGTTTAACCCACCTTTACATGAAACACCATAAGGTTGCGAAGCCGCCATACTATACGAATCTCATTCGATCATCTGAAATATACATAGGCGTAGGAGACATTAAGTTAGACCTCATACTTCGCAGTCCTTTTTTATAGTCTTCTTGTGCGAAGGCAGCAGCTTGCGGGTTATCTTTAAACTGCCATATATAATATCTAGCTCTTGCCATGAGTACAGGTGTGTAAACATCGGGGAAGACTATGACATCACCGTGTGCGCTTAGTCGCGTAGGAAGGTTCCAAGCAAAATACCAAATACGATATACTTTATCTGGTATAGGACTAAGCCCGAACTTTCGCCCATCAGGGCTGCGAATAATTGCATTAGATTTGCCGTAGCTTTGAGTGTCTGCGTCATCTAAGTTTTCAGAAGTTTGCCTAAAGTCTTTCCAGTTTTCTAGTGTCATAAAACGCAAGTTCCCATCATCATAAGGGGCTGTCTCTCCGCTAACACCTACAGTAGTAAGATAAAAATGATCCCAATCTACTGCTCCATAATCTGTTGTAATACTAGAACTGGCGGGTTTTAATTCATACCAGCGAGTTCCAGCTACTGTTTCTAAATATACGTTGCCATACATTGGATCTGTTCCACCGCTATCGGAAACAGATAAAAAAGGCCACTGAGGTTCTTCGTTAATAATATCAAAATAGGCACGATTAAGTGAGTCCTTAACGTGTTGCTGTACACCAACCGCATTTGGAAATGTTGAACTTGTTAACGTAACTTCATTGAGTTCTCTCAAAAGTTCGTTAGTTAAATCTAAAAAGGTTGTAGCCATCGTTTACACTGCCTTTGATTTAGTGGCGGGGGCTTCTTTGTTACCCCAAATTGTATCCCAGTTGTTTTTATATTTTTCTTGATTTTCAGGTTTATACCAGCTTCCGGTAGCGCCTAATGTTTTTCCTTTACTATTGCCTTTAATCATTAGAGGCTTAGAGTCGCTTCCTAAAACAGCCATGTCTTCTCCTTTTTTTAAAAAGATCAGGGGGCTTTTACACCCCCTTCTCTCATTACTTGCTTAGTCGATACCGTAGAACGCTGAAACCAAGGCTTCAGAACGTAATACTTTAGCGCCATACACATGCAAGCCTCGACAGATATCACCAAAGCTATCTGGGTCACGAAGAACCTCAGTGCTTGTGATGGTCTGTGCCGTAGCAGTAGAACTCATGTGTCCACCAATTACTTTACCTGCTGCGTTACTCGTAGCGGCAATATTATTGGACTTGTACATATCAAAGCCTCGTAATTTTCCAGAAGATACCAGACCATTACGGATAGAGCCTTGACCAGCGTTAAAGTCAACAGACATCAACTTAGAGCTTGACTGTCCCAACTGCTCGTAAAAGCTAGGGGGTGCCAAGAACCAGCGACCTTCTTCAGGGATATCCTGTTCGTCAAGAAGACGGGCCATGTAAGCCATGATATCAAGAGGATCATGCTCATCAGTTCCAAAACCAATGTCCAAGTTACCAGTACCA